TAATGCCCATCCTTAATCAATATAAAATTCAAGATTCATACTCAGGGATAGAAAAAATTTCCCACAACCTAAGTCGTGGTACAAAAACTATATGAATACTTCTAATTAAAGAAGAAAAAAGATTTTATAAAGACTCAGGATGAGTTTTATTCCCCAAATTGGGGCGCAGGGCGACCTTGCCGCATAACACTGCCTTTTCTAAGAACTAAAAACAAATTAAGGATTATATGAATCTACAGCTGTTGGACCTCCATATTCGTAAATACGAGGCACACAGACAAAGTAGACGGGCATAAAATCAACACCAGCAGCATAATACACATCCATGGCAGGCCATGAAGTAGTACTACTTGTTGCATCTCCAGTGATAAAGTAAGAAGAAATTCTAACATTATCATAAAATTGACTATAGTCAGGTAAAGTTTCATCTAATGATGTACTATATGGAGCGGTGTAAAATTTAAATTTACTATATTGAGGAACATTAACACTTAGCGCAGATTGCGTTTTAGTATTAGTTAAAGAAGTTCCTGTAACACCTATATTTTTTCTACTTACTGGTTCAGTATATGTAGATTGATAGGTAGTAGCTGCACGTGATAGTGTAGATTCCCCAAATTGAGGAGATGTAATAGTAAATTTATTAATGTTTTTAGTAGTAGAACTTAATACTGTTGAACCATAGTAGCGCGATGCTTCTATAGAATCAATGTATGGGACACGTTCTGTAGATATTGGATTAATGTGTACATTAACACTTCCTCTATATCCTACAAAACAATTTAATACCCAACGTATTGGATGATTAGCAACATAATTGAACTGGGAATTCCCAGCACCAACTATTTCTTGTGCCCAATGATAACCATTGGATGTATCATAACCATACGGTCTGGGTAATCTATTAATAATATTAGTATTAAATTGGTGTCCAGATCCCACATATGAAGACGAACCTATTTGAGGTCCACCCAACAATTGTGTGAATGAGTAAGAAGTTCTATGTAAGAGAGGTCTCAATGATGAAATTATTTCACCCATTGTGACATCATTTAGCCGAGTATCTAAAGGTTTAGATTCTTCGGTTATATTTTCTTCATCACCTTGAATAGGTAAAGTAGTTAGAGCATTATTTGCCGCTTTAGGGCGTGCATATTGGAAATCTTTTCCAGGTCTAACATACATTAAAACATCTATTTCAGGAGAGATTGCAGGTCCTGTGAGGACATTTAACACTCTCATTTGTAAACTCCCATTATGATATTTGGGGTTTAATGTAAGTGATGGAGATGTGGAATTAGTTACAGAATCAGAATGAAAGACTTCAAGAAATGGAGAAATCGCCTTATAAGGTATTTCAATTTCCACTTCATCTTCATATTCTAAATCTATTACACGAGAAAATACTGCTGTCTCAGGATCAGTAACTCCAATTAAAGAAGTTTCAGGATCCCAAGATACTATAACACGACCTTTGTGGTATTTCGATTTAACGAATTTAAATTTATAAATCAAAGAACCTCTCCAGTAATTGAAGAGTTCTCCAAAATATGACATTGGTGTATAGTAATGGGTATCTAGTAAACCAGACGTTGTTTTAACCAACTGAGCTGGATTAACTACTGCGGTGAATATAGGGGTGGATGGGATATAACTTCCTGTCCATAAAGTTCCCCTCACAAATGATTCACGAAAAACAGTATTTTCAAAAGAAAGTGGATCCTCTTTAGGAGCACCTATGATACTATTATCAATGGTAACTTCATTTTTAGGATCCAAACTCAATTTGTCAATTGGTACTCGAGTTTCCACATTAGCGAAAGCATGGAAACTTTTAGGCTGATAGGGCATTACATCTTGTATAATAGGTGGATTTGAATATCCAAATAATTTAGCTATTGAGGCTACGCCTCTGGCTCCTATTTCTGTTGCTTTAGCAAAAGATCCAATAACTGGAGCTTTACCAAGCATAGACGCAATATTTGCGACTGTGGTTGCTGGAGCAGATATAACACCTTGGTTTTGCTGATATTCATCAGCTTGAATAGCCAAAGCTGTTGTTGGACCAGATAATTGAATATCTTCGGCCCAAGCAAAAGTTGTAATAGTTACACCAGTACCTGCGACACCATTAGCGGACCGCAAGCCTGTGTATTCTAAAAATTGTAGAGTACCCATTTGATCGAAATGAGCTTGTTGGTTGACATCTATAAAAGTTAGAGGCCAAAGGAAGGGCAGTTTCATATCTGCTGCTGACATTTTAGATGGTTCTAAATAAACTCCTGGAGTTTGTGAAAATAGAACTTGATCATCTGTTGTTGAATATACAATATTCGTAGCATACGGGAAGTAACATGCTCTCACAATTCCAAAGTAGAAAGGTGAAGCATTTATTACAAATTTTAATTTGAGAGTACAACGCAATCGCGAGTAATTCTCTAATTTCCGTTTAATAACAGCATTATTGAAAAATAAGGTCCAAGGTTTAAAACTTGCGTTTAAAAATGCACCTTCTGTCCATGTGGTTGTGTTGATTTTAACTGGTCTGGACAAGAATGAACTTAATCCAGCCGTATCTTCAACATCTTGATCTAATGATTTGTAGAAAGGAGTGGAGTAATCCATATCCTCATTCAATTCAGCATCATCAAATCGAATATTTTGTTGTACATGAGTTTCAGTATGACCTGGTTCTTT